AGGGGCAGCAGCACTTCTAAACTCAATAAGTCTATTATTTTCATCACGAAATTTTAAATGTTTTTCTTTTTGCACTAAGATTTTTTTAGATATGTAGGTTTTGTCATCTGAGTCTCCATACTCTTTGTTAAAAGATACTGTAATTTTGTAACGCGTTCTGAATAGATCTACAATCCACTGTATTATTTTTTTGCATGACTCCTTCATGTATGTGCCTAATTATTTTCCTACTGCTTTTTGTGCCTTTTTGTGTGCGGCAGTAAAAGTACTGCCTTTCATCATAAGATTCTTCATATATTTCATGTGCTTTGGAGTATGATGTTTTGAGTGACGTGTCATACTAGCTTGTTGCCTTTTGGTCAAAGCTTTTTTCTTTATGGGTTTCTTCTTTGTTTTTCTTTTATAAGCCATGGTTTATATTATCATGTTCCGTCACTATCTGGAACACCATACAATAAGTTTGTAAATGCCACATCTAAATTATTATTACTTGCAAAAAAAGTAGTAATCCAACCCTTTGCTATATTGTCTGTTACATCTGCTATTTCTACAAACCCACTATCTGATGTATCTACAGTAGAGGGATTAAAAGCAATCATCTCATCTTCTAAAGTATACGTATTACCACTGCCGTCGGTATCTGTGCCTACTACTTTAAAATGTACGTTGTATACAATGCTTTTACCGTTTTCTGTTATTTGTTTGTGATAAATATTTTTAACCGTTATCTCAGTAGTAAAGGTATGTAGATCTGATACTGTGCTATTCCAAGCCATTTGGTATTCTCCTATGAACTAAATTTAACAAATCTAGCATCTGCTCCTCCCATTAATTGAAAATTGCTATCTGCTTGTGCGTATATAAAAAAGTTTAATGTACCTGTGCCTGTGTACCTAAAAGCTAGGGGGATATTCCCACTATCTTTTGATGTAGTCAACCTACTTTGACTAATCCATCCACCAGTTAAATATTGTAAGTCTGTTGTTACTAAAATAGCGTGAGAGGCACTTTCGGTTATTTTTGTAGTGTCAGAGAAAGTAACGCTAGTATTAACATTATTTGAACTACTAGGGCCAAAGGTACCGTCTGAAATTAAAAAGCTAATAGTTTTAATTTGCCCAGCAAAAGACCCCTTAAACACCCTTACATATCCTGTGTAAAACCCAGCGCCTGAACCTATTTCAGCTACGTGCCTGTAATTGAAATCGTTTTCGTGCCAGTAACCTAACGTAGTACCTGTTTTTTCTCCACCATTTGATGGTAAAGATAAATCAGTTGTATTTATTTTTGTTGCTGTAATAGTATTAGCACCAATCCTGTCAGCAGATATTGTGCCCGCATTTATCTTGTCAGCACTTAAATCATTTATTTTTGCATTAGTTATCTGCGCGTCACCTATGAGTGCAGTTGTAATATTTGCTAAAGCAATCTTAGCCGTTGTAACTTGTAGATCGCCTATCTTAGCTGTTGTAATTTGGGCATCTCCAATCTTAGCATTTTGAATAGTTCCGTCTAAAATACGTGCATTTGTTATGGCTCCGTCTTGAATACGTGCGCTGTCTATAAAAACCGTCCCACCACTAACAATAAAGGGGGCTACATTAGCATTAGTTCCGTTCCATATCGCAAACTTGTCTGCCTGGAACTGCACGAATGATTGTGCGCCTGAGCCGTTACTAGCATTAGATCCAATGACCATACCTGCTACGGACTTACTACCATTAGATTCTGTAGATGCGGTTAATACAAACATAGCGTTAAGATCGCCTGTATGACTAGCTGTAGTAGTATTTAAAGCAGTAATAGAACTAGAATTACCCCCAACAGTAGATGTCAAACTATTAATACTATTTGTTAAAGCTGTATCTGCATTTGCTCTTGTTGTAGCTTCGGAGTTTATAGAAGCAGTAAGGGTGTTGTTATTACTTGTAACTGTAGAAGTTAAGCTAGTTATATCTGAAGCTAAAGCTGTATCTGCATTTGCTCTTGTTGTTTGTTCGGTGGCTATGGCAGAGGTATTTGAATTTACAGTAGACGTTAAACTAGTCAAAGAAGATGCAGTAGCGTTTTGTGCGTTAGTAACAGTAACTATGTCTCCCTGTGCTGTAGCCATAGCTGCAGTTAAAGTACTACCTGTAAAACTAGTGCTACCAAATAGTGTAACTAGAGTAGCGTCCCGTCCTGCTACCCAAGCATTGTTTGCAGAATTTCTTGTATATATTTGACCGTCATCTGTATCAAACCATATGTCATTTGGTTGTATAGCTGAGCCATCTTCTCTTACGGTAGGGGCATTACTACTTCTTATAACCCTAGCAGGCACTGCAGCTTCAGTGGTTATGAGGCCTGTAATTATTGAATAGCCTGGAAGCTGTTGAAGCGTTTCAGATAGCTGTATCATAACAGCACCTATATCTTCTACTGTATTTGCTTTAGTGCCATTAGTTTGGTTAAAGGGTCCTCTTATATTGCTTGTGCTTACAAATCTAACCCAATAAAAATATGTCTGATCATAGCCAACGGGGTCTGTAATAATAAAAGAAGCAGTGGTTGTTATAAGAGTAGCAGTACCTACCTCATCATCTCTTGAACGCCACACCTCTGTAAAAGCATGATTACTATACTGAGCGGGATTCCAAGTAACTATTATTTCTGTAAAAGCACCAGAAGCCTCTAGGCCTGTAGGAGCAGGCGGAATAGTTAAATCGCCTTTTTGATCATCGTTAGGTATAAAATCAATAAGACCACTTGGGTCAAACGGTCTCTCACTTAAACGTTTTGCTAAACCGCTTTCTACAAGTTCTCTAAGAGTAACAGCTCTATCTAAAGGGTCACCACGTCTACCTAATCTAATCTCTTGAGCTTCTCTCATGGACTCAAGAGTATCTCTTAGTTCTCTATCTATTTTTGGTGGGATGTTTTTTAAGGCAGGAACTTTAGTAGACATTAGATTGCCCTTAATTCAGCCATTGAATCTCCTACGCAAATTTCATTGACGATGGTAGCTCCTTCTACTTCTACTGCGTATGTTTTATGAACGCTGGCCGGTAAACGTACAACAGGTTCTGATATAGCCGTTGAACTAAAACTAGGCGTAGTGCCTGTTACAGTAAAAGCATTACCAGAAGAAGCTATAACAGCATTATATATAACACTGCCATCTCCGTATACTTTTACTCTAACTGGGTAAGTTTCTGCATCTACTTTTGCAAAACCCATACTCGTAGGTTTAGGCATAACATATTCTTTAGATTTCCAATTAAAAGTTAAATTAGTATTGCTGCCTTGAAACTTTTTAATCGTGTTACTTATAATTAAATATAATTGACTGTCGTCCGGATCTGTGTGGCCACCACGTATCAAACCACTAGCATCTAAATCTACAAAACTTGTACCGTCAGATACCCTTGGGTCAAAAATAAAACCACCATAGCCACTACCTGTAGAATAAAAACCTACATATCTTTGTTCCCACATAAAACCTGTAATAGTAGCGGGGTAATAAATAGATTGCCATTGACTAGGAGTTATTATACCCTCTGTAAGGTTTCGTACAGTTGTTCCTTCAGCTGCAATCAAGCCGTCCGGACTAGCATATATAACATAAGGGCCCATATCTACCATAGACCGTTTGTTTAGATTAGCTTGTGAACTTTCTATACGTATTGCAGTCATAGTGTCAGGGCCTGAACCTGTAATTAAGTAAGGCACACCTTTTGTAGTAACTAACACACCATTTGATACTACTTTTATAGCCACTATTTCTTCTTCAATAGCTATTCTATAAGAAGCAGGCCAGGCATGTGGTAAAAAAGCCTCACTAAAACATACACGTTTACCAGTAAAACCTGCAAACACACCTCCCGGTAAAGCACATAACCCTTTCATAGGCCCATCAGGATACAAAGCTGTATCGTCGTCTGGTGGTGCAATCCATGTAGTAGAAGGTATTACTTCTGCTAGTTCGTTATTATTTGACGTATCTGCATATGTAGTTGTAGCAAGCGTAACCTCTGCAACAAACTGAAATGCGGTTGTATTTGAACCGGTGTTAGATCTATATATACGTTTTTTAGATAAGTTAGTATTTGATTTTGCACTACTAGTTTCTAGGTTACTTAAGTTTACGGTCTGATTATCATCCGTTGTCACCACAGTAGAAGCAGGAGAAGGTGGCCCTTCTTCACCATAAGCAGTTACAAAAGTATAAACATAAGATGTTTCAAAATCTATATTGGCGTCTGACGGTCCGCCAAAAGCAGCACCATTTGTTACAGAGCTTGATGTGCCGCTGCCTGTAGCAGAACCACTGGTTTCTACAGTAAGAGTTGTGGTAGACGGAGTAGATACTATTTTAAAATCGCCATTTATTTCATCGGCAGTAAGACCATTAGTATCACTAAAACCTGCAAGCGTAACAAACTGATTTGCGGCAGTATTATGAGCACTAGCAGTAGTTACAGTTATAGTACCAGAACCACTTGTTGTAGTTATGGTTGCGTTTATTTGAGTTGGAGCAGCTACGGCTACAGTTGGGGCGGCTGTTGGAGCTGGTACACCTAATCTATAAAAAGCATTTGGGTATGGTGCACTACCTAAAATGATGTCACTTCTACCCATTCTAGGAAAAGATTGACCAGACCAGTAGATCGTGTCATTAGTGTCCCCGGCAATCGGCCCACGTACGACGTCTACATCTTCGTCAAACTGCAACCAACGTTCTGGACTATCAGTATATTTAAATATGGTTTGTTTAGTTGTATTAGCTAAAGTTGAAACACCGCTAGAAGGATTAGTAGTAGAGTTATCTGTTACAGGAACTAAACGTCCGCTTTCTAAATTTACATCCGTTGCAGTTTGAGCAAGAGTATCTGCTAATAGTCTAGGAGATATTCTTGGCGCTTTGCCTCCGAATGTATTAAGTTTAAAGTAAGCCATAAAATCATTTTCCAGTGTTTAGAACAGATTCCTGTAGTTCTTGACTCCTTCTTCCTACTTGAGTAAACCATTTACTATCTTGCATCTCAACAGCCATCAGACTCCATTGATGTTTTCTACAAGCGTCTAACATTTTTTTAAACTTAGAAAGCCTCGTGCTACCTAAATTAAAACACATGTTAACAAGCACGTGTTGTATATTTTCAGGTAAATTATAAAAACCTTCGTCTGTACCAAACACATGTATTGCTTCTGCAAGATGTTTATTAAAATCATCTTCGTAATACATGTCTACTACTTCTTGTGACACTTTAGTTCCTACACACCAATCATATTCTGGGTCTCCTGGTTGACATAAATGTCCTATACCAAGAGTTTTGTAGCCTAGACTATCCTCATATATCTCTAAAACTTCGCCCTCATGACGTTTTATTTCAGCTTTACATTTTTCAATGTCCATACCTACTCCTTCTTTTCTGTTTCTATTTTAACCTTGGGCTTTATCTTGTCCTCTTTTAAAATAGTTTTTAGATCCCCGCTCAATGCAGATATACCTGCTTGTGCTAACTTAACTTCCATAGCTAGGCTGTTAAGATTTTGTTGACCTTTGAATAAAACATTAAAAGATTCTATTGCTCTAGGCGTTAGATCTGATATGTCGTACTCTTCGCCATCAAAAGTAATGGTTTTTATTTCGTTATTATCTGCCATATAAATACTCCTTATTTAGTTAAATGGTTTGTTTAGTATATCTTTAAGAGAAAAGCCTGTCTACGCCACTCATACCTATGATAAGTATGTAAAGGCCCATAATGTACTTGGTGTACTTAGAATCCATAGCATCAAACTTAGCGTCGCCTTTATCTAGACGTTTTTCTATGTTGTCAACTTGTGCTTCTACTTTTGCTAATGATTCTTTAGTTGTTGCCATTATAATCCTGCTGCTTCGTTAGCTGCTTTCTTTGCGTTTTTAATATCTGTTGTCCAAACTGCATTACAAATAGCTTGAACTTCTGCAGACTCTTCAGATATATCTGTATCAGTATGAGTCCAAGAACTACCATCATAAGATGAGCTTACGCATTCTAAAGTATGTCTGTGAAAAGATCTTGATAGCTCTTCGTAGCCTTTAGCATCTGTGCCTTCTTTGATAACTGTAGCTGTTCTAACTTGTATAGTTTTGTAGTCTCCTACAACTTCTATTTTATCTTCTATTATTGTTTTTGTTATTGCCATTTTTTTCTCCTTTTGTCCG